CAGACCCTGACCAAGGCCGAAATCCAGTCGGCCAGCGACATCAAGACCGAGGTGGTCGACGTGCCCGAATGGGGCGGCGCCGTGGCGGTGCGCGAACTCACCGGCACCGAGCGCGATGCGTTCGAGGCCAACCTCGTGCGCACCCTGCCGGACGGCCGGCGCGAGGCCGACCTGTCCAACATGCGCGCCAAGCTCTGCGCCCACTGCATCGTGGACGGCATCACCGGCGACCGCCTGTTCGGTGACGATGAGATTGCGTCCCTGGGCAACAAGTCGGCGGCCGCGCTCGATCGGGTGTTCAAGGCGGCCCAGCGCATCAACGGCATTGGCGCCGAGGCGGTGGAGAAGGCGGAAAAAAACTCCGAGGCCGCCCTGAGCGGCTCTTCTACCTCCGCTTGAGCATGGCCCTGGGCATGCCTGTGCGCACCATGCTGAGCCAGCTCAGCAGCGCCGACCTCACCGAGTACATGGCCTTCGAGCGCATCGACGGCCCCATCGGCGAGGTCCGCGCCGACCTGCGCGCCGGCATCGTGGCAAGCACCGTTGCCAACCACGGCATGAGCCCGCCCAAGTCGCCGCTGCGGCCCATCGACTTCATGCCCTTCGCCAAGCCTGGCGGTGGCGGCCAGATCAAGCTGGCCAACGCAGTCGAGCACGGCAAGCTCTTGGCAAAGACCCTGTTCGGCGGCCTGCTGGACAAGAAGAAAGGCTGACCCATGTCCGCAGCGCTCGGATCACTCGTCGTTGAAGTCGCTGCGAATGTGGCTCGGTTCCAGAGTGACATGGGCAAGATCGCCCAGATCGCTGAAAGCCGCATGCAGCAGGTCGACAAGGCCATGGGCTTGGTCAGCAACAGCCTCAAGGCCCTGGGCGCCGGCCTGGTCATCGGCCTGACCTTCGAAAAGATCAAGGGCCAGATCGACAGCGCCATTTCGTCGGCGGCCGGCATGCAACAGCTGGCCGAGCGCACCGGTGGCACGGTCGAGAAGCTGTCGGGCCTGGCCAGCGTGGCCAAGCTCAGCGGCACCAGCACCGATGACCTGGCCAGCGGCATTCAGAAGCTGTCCAAGGCCATGGTCGATGCCGAGAACGGCGGGAAGAACACCGGCGCCGCCTTCAAGGCCATCGGCGTCAGCGTGGCGGAGCTGAAGGGCAAGCGCGCTGACGAGGTGTTCGAGGTGATCGCGCGCAAGCAGGCCGACTATGCCGACGGCGCCGGCAAGGTGGCGGTGATGCAGGCGCTGCTGGGCAAGAGCGGCGCGAACCTGCTGCCCACCATGAAGGACCTGGCCGAGGCGGGCGACCTGCAGATCAAGGTCACCGCGGCCCAGGCCGCAGCCGCTGACGAGTACGAGAAGAACCAGACCCGGCTGGCTGCCGCGCAGGGGGCGCTCTACAAGATCGTGGCCATGGAGCTGGTGCCGATCTTCAACGTCTGGACGCTGGCCATGATCGACTCGGCCACCGCCAACAACGGGCTGAAGAAGACGGCGCAGGAGCTGGCGCAGGATGGGTCGATTGCCAAGTGGGCGCGCGCCAGTGTCGAGGCGCTCGCCTTTGTGATCGACGGGGCCGAGTTCACGGTGCGCGCCTTCCAGGCCGCCGGCAAGACCATCGGCTACATCGCGGGCGACGCTGCCCTGCAGGTCGAGCTGCTCGCCAACGGGCTGTCGCTGATCAAGGGCAACAGCAGCTTCAAGGACTTCCTGTCCGAGGTGCAGCGCATCGGCAGGGCGCGCGAATCGCTGAAGGACAGCCTGGGCTCCGACCTGGCCGACATCTTCGGCAAGCAGACGTTCAGCGACCGGCTCAAGGCGCGCCTGAACGAGCTGGACGCAGCCAAGAAGGCCATCGCCGGCGGCACCGGACGCAAGGCCGTCGCCTTCAATCCGAACGAGGGCACCGACACCAAGACCCCGGGCGACCGCTTCATCGAGCAGCTGCAGCGCCAAGTTCAGCAGCAGGAGAAGGGCCGCTTCGAAATGCTGCGCCTGGAGGCCGCGCAGAAGGGCGTCAGCGCCGCCGCGGCGCCCTACATCAGCCAGCTGGAGCAGATCGAGCTGCGTCAGGACCGCATCAAGCGCCTGGTGGAGCAGGCGGCGCGCGACGAAGAGCAGCGCGCCAAGGTCACCAGCTTCGTGGACGTCGGCAACGATGCCTCCAAGGCCCTGATCCAGCAAACCGAGATGCTGGCCCTGACCTCGCGCGAGCAGCGCCGGCTCACCGAGCTGCGCCGCATCGATGAGGCCGTGCAGCGCGCCATGGTGGGAGCCACCATCGAGACCCGGGCCGAGCTGGAGCGCCTGGCCGAGACCATGCGCAACAACGTCACCCGCGCGCTGGACGAGATGGACGCCAAGGAGACCAGCTTTGGCACCGGCGCCACCAAGGCCTGGGCCGACTACGCCGACTCTGCGCACGACGCCGCCAAGAACGCCGAGTCGATGATCAGCGGCAGCCTGCGCGCCAGCGAAGACGCCCTGGTCAACTTCGCCAAGACCGGCAAGCTGTCTTTCAGCAGTCTCTTCGGCTTCATGGCCGAGGAATACCTGCGCCAGCAGATCCGCATGGCCCAGTCCGACCTGCTCAAGGACTTCAGCCTGTCCAAGGTCGTTGGCGGCATCGGCGGCGTGATCAGCAGCGTGGCCGGCTTCTTCGGCTACGGCCACAAGGACGGCCTGTCCTACGTGCCTTATGACGGCTACCCCGCCGTGCTGCACGAAGGCGAGCGGGTGCTCACCAAGGCCGAGAACAGCGGTGGCGCCGGCGGCGGCACCGTCATCGACAACAGCGGCCAGATCTTCAACATTGGCCAGGGCGTCAGCCGGGCCGAGATGCTGGCCGGTGCCCGCCAGGCCGCCGCCGACTCCGAAGCCCGCGTCATGCGCCGGCTGCGCCTGCAGGGAATCACCTCATGAACTACGCCTGGCCCACCGCCTGGAAGCCCTGCGCCTTCGAACTGCGGGTGCTGCCCAACACCCGTGTTTTCGTTGGCCCCTACACGCCCAGCGTGCAGACGCTGGACCTGCTGGGCGAGCGCTTCATTGGCCGCATTGACCTGCAGCCCACCACCGACCCGATCGAAGCGGCGGCGCGCGAGGCCTGGTCGGACCGGCTCAAGGGCCCGGCCAACACCTTCAACCTCTGGCACTTCCGCCTGCCGGCGCCGCAGGGCACGCTGCGCGGCTCGCCCACCCTGGCCGCCGGCGTGGCCCAGCTGGCCAACACCGCCAGCGTGCAGACCATCGCCGGCCGCACCGTCTATGCCGGCGACATGCTGGGCCTGGGCACCCAGACCGTGCGCGTCATGGCCGACGCCGTGGCCGACGGTTCGGGCCTGCTGGCCATCGAGTTCCAGCCGCGGGCCCGGGCTGCCATCGCATCGGGCGCGGCCGTCACCTGGGACAAGCCGCTGATCACCGTCATGCTCAAGGCAGCCGACGGCATGCCCACCACCTGGCAGCCCGGCTATGCCGACGGCTGGTCGTTCGAGTTCATCGAGGTGCCGTCCTGATGCGCACCCTCAGTGCCCCTGCGCTGGCCGCCCTGCAGCGCAACCCTGTGCCGCTGGCCCTGCTGCTGGAAATGGACCTGACCAGCCCGCTCAACCTCTGCACGGCCGGCATCGACCTGCTGCTGGGCGGCACCACCTACTACGGCACGCACGGCCTGGGCCGCATCGACGCCGTGCAGGAAAGCCCCGCCGAGATCCGGCCGCTGAAGTTCGAGCTGTCCGGCGTGCCCAGCAGCGCCATCGCCCTGGCGCTGTCCGAGCCGGTGCAGGGCAAGGCGGCGCGCTTGAAACTGGCGCTGTTCGACCCCGACACCTACCAGCTCATCGAGACGCGCCTGCGCTGGCAGGGCCTGCTGGACGCCATGGCCATCGAGGACGGCGCTGCCAGCGCCACGATTCAGGTCACGGCCGAGCACGCCGCCATTGACCTGCTGCGCTCGGCCAGCAGCTTCTACAGCGACGCCGAGCAGCGGCGCCTCAACAGCGGCGACCCGAGCCTGCAGTACATCGCCGATCAGGCTGATGTGCGCATCGTGTGGCCCGCTCGCACCTGGGGGCAGAAGTGACCCACCACGACCCCACCGACATCCAGCCCTGCGGCTGGCGCGATCGCTTCGATGCCCTGGTGGCCGAGCGCATGTCCACGCCCTACGCCTGGGGCGTGCACGACTGCTGCCTGTGGACGGCTGATTGCGCGCTGGCCACCACCGGCGTTGACCATGCAGCAGCCTGGCGCGGCACCTACTCCGACGCGGCCGGTGCCATGCGCCTGCTGGCCGAGCTGGGCGGCCTGGCCGCGCTGGCGGGCCGGGCTGGATACCCCATTCCGCCGCTGACCTGCGCCACTGGAGACATTGGCATCGTCGAGCATGACGTCCGCCAGTCCCTGGCGGTGTGCGCCGGGCCTGTGTGGCTGGTGGCCGCCAGCCAGGGCCTGGCTGCGCTGCCCCTGGAAATGGCTTCGTCCGGCTGGAGGGTTGCCCATGGCTGAGGCCGTCTACGCCGCGCTGGAGTACCTCGGCTCCTACCTCGGCACCGAGATGACGCTGACCGCCGGCCAGCTCTACGGCATCTCGCAGGCCATCGTGGCGGTGGCAGCGGTCTACACCCTGCGCGAGCAGCAGCGCCGCCAGCAGGGTGCGGCGCGGGACGCCTACAACGCCAGCCTGCGCGACCGCTACGTCATGGTGCGCGGCGCCACCGAGCAGCGCCAGGTGGTGCTGGGCCGCCAGCGCGTCAGCGGCCCGGTCAGCTTCATTCAGAGCTACGGCAACGACCGCGAGAAGCTGGTTTTCACCCTGGTGCTGGCCGCCCACGAGTGCGATGCCATCGAGGACATCTACCTTGACGACGAGCGCGTCACGCTGGACGGCTCTGGCAACGTGCTGGCCGTCAACCGCAAAGACCAGTTCACCATCACCACGGCCGGCGCCACCTTCACGCTGAGCAGCGCGCCGGCGGCCGGCACGGTGGCGGCGGTGGTGGCCTACGGCACCACGCAGGTCACGCTGGGCGTGTCGGTCAGCGGCTCCAACGTCACCGTCAGCGGCGCCACTTCCGGCCAGGTCGGCACCGTCACCATCACCTACCAGCCGGCTGTCAGTCCCTACGTAGTCAGCGGTGCCGGCGCTGATCTGCAGCAGACCGTCACGCTTGACGGCAGCGGTTCGGCCAGCGTCACGCTACCAGGCGTTCCGGTTACCGGTAGTGTCAAGGTTCTTTTCGTCAGCTACGGGTGGAATGAGTACAACCAGAGCGGCATGCCGAATGCCGACCTGACATCGTTTTCCAGCGTGGCTGGCTCGGTGGTCACGGTGGCCGCTGATGGCGCCTATGCGGGGCAGACCGTCACCGTGTCCTACCGCACCGCGGCGCCCATCAGCAGGATGCGGATTCGCAAGTACCTGGGCGCGCCCGGCCAAGCGGCCGATGCGGCCATGGTCGCCGCGCTGCCGGGTGTCTGGACCAGCGCCCACGTCATGGCCGGACTGACCTACCTGGCCATCGAGTGCGATTACGAGCCCGACGCCTTCCCGAACGGCTTGCCCAACATCAGCGCGGTGGTGCGCGGCGCCAAGCTGTACGACCCCCGCACCAGCACCACCGCCTGGAGCGAAAACCCGGCGCTGATGATGCGCTACGTGGCCACCAGCCCGCTGCTGGGCAAGCAGGCCACCGGCGCAGTCAACGACGCATCGATCTCTGCCGCTGCCAACGTCTGCGACGGCTCGGCCAGCTACGTCGTCAACGGCCAGACCTACGCCCGAAAGCTCTACACCGCTGGTCTGGTGGTCAAGAGCGGCACACGATCCAAGGATGCGCTGGACGATCTGGCGCTGGCCATGGCCGGCCGGTGGTGCTTCATCGATGGGCAGATGCGCGTGCGCGCCGGCGCCTACAGCACCCCGCTGCAGACCCTGACCGACAGCTGGCTGGCTGGCGGCCAATCCATCCAGGTGTCGCGGCCAAACCGGCAGGACGTGTTCAACGTCACCTCGGGCCGGTTTGTGGACGAGCAGCGCGACTACCAGGCCCTGG